TAGAAGTAGAAGAAAATGATACTTGGATAGATGACTTTCAACCACCATCACAAGTTTTAGAGACCGTAAAAAGGGTTCGTGATTTAGAACTTAAGGTAAAAGAATTAGAAGTTAAAGGACAAAAATAATGGCAATAACAAGAGCAGGTGAAACATTTTCAGGATATAACAAACCAAAGAACTCACGTAAAGGTGGTAAGAAGTTTGCTGTATTAGCCAAAGAGGGAGATAAGATTAAACTTATCAGATTCGGTGATGCTAATATGAAGATTAAAAAGAACATACCATCAAGACGTAAATCATTTAGAGCAAGACACAAGTGTGATACTGCTAAATCTAAACTAACAGCTAGGTATTGGTCATGCAAAAAGTGGTAAAGAAAGAAACAAAGAAACAGAAACAAATAAAGAAATGGATTAAGTTTCAAGAAGAACTAAATAGAACTCACAAGACTAGAGTGGGTGTTTTGAAACCTAATTAAAGCTAGAAATAGCAGAGGTTTCATGCCATGATAAACTTAATTAAGTTCTTACTAAGTAAGGTAAGGACGAAATATCTAAGACCTGAGATATCAGTCTTAGAATTTATACTAATATTAGTTATGTCATATTACATCACTAGATGGCTATATGCTTAAACTAATAGGAGATAACTATGAGCGCAAACATCCCTTATACAAAAAGGGAAATGCAAATCATCAGGGCTATCCATGCCATAGAACCTAATGCTAGGTTCAGTATCAAAGACAGGATAAGAGGAAGACTTGACTATCAGTACGGTGGTGTAGTATTCTTTAATTGTCTACCAATAACTTGGGACGAGATAATGGATAAGATTGATGAGCAAGAAGAAAGAAGACCTTATTAGTAATCCACCCCACTACACAAAGGGGATAGAAACTACTAAGTATATACGGTCATGGGATATGGACTATGTTCGAGGTAACATCATCAAGTATGTTACAAGATTTCCGTATAAAGGTACACCTGTGCAAGATTTAAAGAAAGCAAGATGGTACTTAGATTATTTAATAAATGAGGAAGAAAATAAATGACATACCAAATCAACAATAATGGTGGTAACTATAGTAGAGTAGGTATCATACAAAGAGACGAGGATGGTAATGCCCTACAATGTCCTCATTGTGATTCAACTCACTTAATTAAAGCAGGTCATTGTGGTACAGAAAAGAAAAGAAAAAGATGGAAGTGCAGGACTTGTAATAAAAAAACAGTTAGTCCTAAGATTACAAAGAATTACGAATTAGAAGAAGCTCAGAATCTTGATTGGTCTACAGAAGAACTCATCAATGCAAGAACAGAAGTATTCAAAAGAAAAGAAGCAAGAGAAAAGTCTGAAAAGTTTATCAACATAAAGATAGATGATAAGAAACCTATTGGATTATATATACAAGGAGACCCACACGTTGATGATGATGGGTGTGATTGGATATCATTAAGAAACCATATAGATATTGTTAATCAAACAGATGGTATGTATGCTTGTTCTGTTGGGGATTTATCTAATAACTGGGCTAGACGTGGTAAGTTAGCAGGATTATGGGCAGACCAAACGACAAATGGGGAGCAACAGTGGGCGCTTGTAGAATGGTTAGTCAATGCAACACCTTATATATTTATTGTTGCAGGTAACCATGATATGTGGGCTATGGAGGGTGACCCAATCAACTGGATGTGTAAACCTCTAAAGACTGTATACTCTAATCATAACGCAAGACTTAAAATCAAATTACCTAACCACGAAATCAAAGTAAATTGTTCTCATAATTTTAGAGGACATTCAATGTACAATACAGCACACGGTATTGTTAAACACGCATTGTTCAATGCAAGAGACCACTTACTTATAGCAGGTCATACTCATGTATCAGGATATAGCCCTATCAAGGATGCTAACTCAGATAAGATTATGCACTGTGTACAAGTAGGTTCATATAAGAAGTACGACAACTTTGCAAAGCAACTTAATCTTCCATGTAAGATGATGTCAGCTTGTGCTGTTGCTGTATTTAATACCAACTTAACTGAAGACCATCCTGACTTCATCAAAGTATTTTGGGAAGTTGAGGAGGGCGCTGACTATCTTAATTATCTAAGGAATAAATAATGCAACCAATAATTACTTTCCTAAATTGGGAGGACGCAGTCACCCCAACACACGGGTGGACGGACATCAAAGAATTAAAACCTGAACTAGCTGACTGTGTATCACTCGGTTTAATAGTTGAGGAAAATGATAAAACTATAACTATAGTCTCTCACATATCAGGAGATAAAGAGGGAACAGATATAGATGGGAGTTTAGTATTGGACAAGTCATGGATTAAATTCAGACTTGATATACCAGTACCTGAACATCAAACGAACAAGCTCAAAGAGTGGATAATGAAAAAGGTGGAAGAATGAGAGTAGCAGATGAGAAGAAAGAAAAACTATTTGTAGAATATTTTACAAGTGGAGATACACTGGCTAACGCAACCAAGTCAGCACAGAAAGCAGGATATAATAAGAACCCATCTCAAATGGGATACTATCTAAAAAGAAAATACGAAAAAGAAATCAGAAAGATTAATGAAGAAAGAATCACATCTGTATCAGGCAAGGCAATCAATGTACTTGAAGACCTATTACATTCAGACCAAGACTCAGTACGTCTTAACTGCGCTAAACTAATATTAGAATTGGGTAACTACTCATCACAGAATATTAATATCAACATGGAAGATAACAAACATAAGTCAGATGCTGAACTGATTGAGGAATTACAAGGACTTGTTGCTAAGATTCCTACCCTCGCACCCAAGTTATCAGCAATTCAAGATGCTACATCAGAGGAAAACATTGATAGCTCAGATAAGGTATCTACAGAGGACGACAATAGAGTTACTCACTAGTCGGTACTATTGATATAGGGAATTAGAATAAACGTGATAACGTCCATTCTATCCCCCTATATCCTACCAGGAATACATAATACCTGACACAAGAACAACAAAAGCTACTGAATTAATAAATATGAGTGGATTATCTCTAGTCAGGATACCCGTTAACAACCAACCGAGTACCCCGACCACCTGAACATAGAGATTAGCAGGGTAAATATTATACGAGGTGAGTATAATTCCTATAGTTAATACAAATGAACTGAACCATTTAAGTTTCTCTATCAATGTCATGCCACATATCCTCTGCATCATTCATAGTATCACAAAGATATTCACATGGGGTAGCATTATCATAGCGCTGTCCCTCGTTTATTTCTCTGTCAGTCATTTCACTTAATCCTTTTATATTATCTACTTTATCAAACCAGTAGAACCCACCGTAATGAATCTCTATATATTCACATTCATTAGGGTTCATACATTGGTCTACTAAATTAAATAATTCTCCAACATATTCTGTTTGGTAAGTAAATATACCAACCAGTTGTTTATCTTCTTTAATTCTTACTAATGCTGTTGTCATTACTCATCACCTATTTTACTTAGCGCACTTAACTCTATATCCCTAATCATGTTTAACATTTCCATATATGATTTCTTAAACTTCATAAACCTTTCTTTTTCTATTCCCATAAACTCAGGTCTATTATCATCATCATATATAAATTGTCCTGTACCATCACAATGCATACACTTCTCTATCCTGTCTCCGTTTGATATTGTTCCTCTGCCTTGACATACAAAACAAGATTCATAAAAGATTTCACGAAATGCTAGGTAGATAAACATTCTCATAAAGAACTTCTCTCCTCTTAGCTCACTAGCTTTGTGGTTTTTAAAAAATATATCACAACATTCTATAAAGATGTCATCATATAAAGATGTTCTTGACTCATGACTATCTAAATATTTAGCCATGAGTATATCGTATTCCCTGTTCTTAAGTTTACAAGTACCTAAGAAGTGTGATATATCTTCTGTTGTTACTGCGTCATGGTTACGTGAACTCACTTCTAGGTTCATTGACTTAGCGCATAACATAGATAGCATTTCAGCTTTCAAATATTTTCCACACCCTGTACTCGTTAGAGGACATTTGTTTAGTTACAATCTTAGCATCTTTATTTTTCAAACGAAACCTATTTGTGTAAGAATATTCTCTCATAGCTTGTGCAGTCCTCATACTATCTACAGAAAAAGAATCGCCATGCTCCATAATATCTACAGTATCATAGTATTCTTCATACTTTTTTAGTACAGGTCTACCTGGTTCTCTAATAGGTATGTCTTTATCTATCTTGATTGTCATTGTTTTTTCTTGAATAATAATACTCCCTCATCTTTTGTAGTCTAGCTTGTCTTTGGTCTTCTGATTCACTAGACAACCTATCTTTTTTTCTATTTAATATATCATCTCTCTTTTTATAATACCTTTCCTTTGCATATTGTTTTTTTCTTTCCCTGTTTTCAGGACGTGAATACCACGTATCCCAATACGTTTGTTTCTTTTCTTCCATTATATTCTCCTTTAAAATGGTGTACCTTTCCCATCGAATACTTCTTTTATTTCATCTATCTTTTTCTTAGTTTCATAGTCATCTTCTTTTAACCAACCTGAGAACTCATATGTATCTTTAGTATTGATAGTAAAATCTTTACCCTCTTTGTTTAAGTTCTTGTACTTACTGTTACCCATAAATGATTGTGCATTTCTGTTTTCAGTCTCACTTATTATCTTTACTTTCTTGAATAACACTTCATTGATTTCACCGTACTCTTTATCGTTAGTGAATAACTTAATGTATATTCTCTCTCCTGTGTCTGCATTTTTAATTGCAAGGTTTATATACTTTGCCATATTAATCTCCTAGTCTTTGGTAAAATCCTTTCTCTCTACGTTCATTAGCACTTAGAGTTTGAAACAATCTTAACCTATGTTCTTGTGCTGATATCTTACTGGTAAGTTC